TCAGAATAATCATCTCGCTAAATTATAACTTGCAAATGCGCAATGAAGAAATACAAGGCTATTGCTATTCCCGTAACGTTTACGGGTTCTAAACCAAAATTTCTAACTGTCCGAGATCGGAGATTCAAAGATTGGATTTTCGTGACAGGAGGGTGTAGACGCAGAGAAATACCAAATCCAATACGATGTGCTTTAAGAGAGCTCGAAGAAGAAACCAGGGGAGTAGTTTCACTTAAAAAAGGTGAATATTCAGATTTTAAGTTTATAGTAAAAGAAAGTCCCGGGGTCGAATTAGAATATAACGTGTTCATATTTTTCGTAAATTATACACAACAAGAACAGGGTGACCTCATTAAAAAATTTAACGATGAAAAAATGAAAACAAATTTAAAAAAAATACAAAAATTACCAATTAAACGAACATTTGACGAAAATGATTTTATGAATTTTGAAACTTTAACTGAATTTAACACAAAGAAACAGTGGGATAGAATAGTAAAAAATGTACTCAATAACCCAGAGTTTTATGCGTGTGTAACTTCTTTGAATAGAAAAACCTTTTCTATTAAATAATGAAGTCTAAAGCTTATATTTTATCTCAAATAAAGGAACTCCTTATTGAAAGACACGGGTATACCAGTGAAAAGGCAGAAAGGTATGCAGAACTTCATAAGGATGATAAAGTTTACGAACTTTTAGTACTTAAAAAAAATTTATCAGAACAGGAACAGTACCCAGAAGTTTCATTTAGAAAGTCAATTTGGCGTCACCATTACGATAGTGATTAATCAATATAAAAAAATAAAAACAATAATTGGTAAGTATACATCATGTTTAAACAATGGTGTAGAGAACAGGGTTTCTCAAACGGATCCAATTTATCACATGTGCTCATGGACGGTGGTGTCCTTTCCGTGCCATTTGATAGATTGAATACTTTTTATGAAAAGTACATAGAGGCGTATAATAACGGCGAAAAAATATATGTCGTTGAACAGAAAACAGATAATTATAATTTTTTCGTGGATCTCGATTATAAAGATGAAGATGAAATGTCATTTTCTGATCTCGAAAGTGTATGTAAAGTTATATGCGATAAGGTTAAAAAATTTGGTGGTAAAGAGGCCTTGATTTCTGTAGCAGAACCAAAACCGATAGGTCACCTTATAAAAACGGGTGTTCATATAAATTGGCCAGGTTTTGTTGTTAATAGATCATCAGCAATAGCCATTCGTGAACATGTTATAAACACATTAAATTTGGTATATGGATCGAAAGATTGGAGTGACATAGTTGATGCATCTGTATACGGTAGTTCCGAAAGAAAAACAAAAGGAAGTGGTTTTCGTATGCCATGGTCACATAAAAAAGGTAAACACGAGGCGTGTTCGGGTCAGGGGTGTACAAAATGTAATAACACGGGTAAAGAAACACAAAGTGAATACAAACCCATTTTTATATACAGGTTTGGACCTTTTAGTATGTTAGAGGCAATAGAAGGAAACACGGCAAATGTTAAAATTATGCATATGGCAACGTTAAGAACGGAAAGAGATGATCCGGTCGTAATTGAAAGTAGTTATACTAAAAAACAAGAGGGAACTTTTACAACAGCCGAAATAAAAAACGAGTTCAAAGATCAAGAAGCAATAGGTTTAATAGAAGAATTCGTAAGGAAAAACCTCGAAGGTCAGGGTATGGCGAAAATAACAAAAATATACGAAAGTAAAAAACATTTTCTCGTTTCAACAAATTCACATTACTGTGAAAATAAAAAGTGTAATCATAATTCTAATCACGTATGGTTTCATATAATAGGAGATACTATAGCACAAAAGTGTTTTTCTAATACTGATATATTAAGACACTTTGGATTTTGTAAAGATTTTACAGGAAAAAGGCATCAATTATCACCAAAAATCAAAAAGGCACTTTACAAAGAAGGTAAAATAGAAAAGTATATACAGAAATTACCTAAACAAGTTGAGACCGTTACAAAAACATACGAAAATGATATTAAAACGCTACTAAACAAGTTTATTCTCAAAAATATATTCGAATTACAGACAGAATGTAAAATAGAAAAAATCGATAAGAAAAAGGGTACAAAAAAATATTTAGTACACACCAACTATACGTGTCCAGAATGTAAAGAAAGTGACGTGAAATTTGAAATCGTAAAAAAGGTATTAGAACAAAAGTGTAAATGTGATTGTCGTAAACATTTACTCACAGATAAAATAGCCACTAAATTATAGAATGTTAGCTCTTATACTATTGGGACTTGTAATTTACATAACATCTACTCTACTCAAAAACGAAACAAACCCAGTCGAGATAAAAAATCTCATAAAAGAAACCCATAAATACTCAGGAATAAATCCAACAGTTTATAAAGAATTTCTCGCAAACATAAACATGGCTTTAGAATACAGAAGTCACGTCGAAATATCAAAAAAGTTATTAACTCGCGCAATTAACAATTTAGAAGAAATAGGACTTAACGTCGTATCAGGCGACACAGATATTCAGGATGAATTACACAATTTATCCATTAAAATTGTAATACACTTTAATGAATTACACATTAGAGAAGAAATCAAACAATTAAAAGAGTAAACGAGTAAAATACTTAAAAGAATTGTCTATTAATAATCTATAATGTCAAACGGCGTTAGAACTCGTTCAGGAAGAATTTCAAAAAAACCGCAACGTTTAGAATTAAAAGAAGATGTTGAGGATGATTATAGAGAAGATGAATATAATTCTGACGTAGATTTACTCCAAAGTGACGACGAAGATTTTTGTACAGATGACGAAGAAGATGACGACGATGAAGAAGATGACGAAGGTGATTTATCAGATGGTGATGAAAATGGTAATTTGAAAGGGTTTGTTGTTGAAGACGAAGATGACGACGAAGATTACTCAGACGAAGATGAAAATGAAGATGAAGAAGAGGAATACGAAGATGAGTAATAACTGGCTTAAAAAAATAAATTTAAATTTTATAAATGGAAGCGGACGTAGGAACACCCATCCAATATAACGCAGATGAATTCAAAGACACGTTCTCTAACGAAAGTGAAGAAGATATTCATCAGGAACCGGAAAATAACGAACAATATTATATTCCGCCTCCACAAGTTTACGCGCATCACCCACATCAAATGCAAAATGAAAAAAACGATATATTTTCAAATTTAGATAAAACTGGGTATATTATCATTTTTGTAGCTTTTTTACTTGGTTTTTTCATGGGTAAAACTATGCAACCAGTTATTCTGAGACCGGGATAGGTTTACCGTGTATCCAATATGTATCAGAAAGTTGTGCTTGTAGACCTTTAAAATCACCCAATTCGCCGTATCCCGTTTCCGTAAAATACGCCCGGCTTACGACGAGTGGATCTGTAACTGTATCATAAAAGACGTCAGACGCAGTAACTTCCTTACCTTCATCTGAAGGTGTTTTTTTTAAATCTGACGATACCGTCTCTGTATCTGTTTTACTTTTTTTATCTGTATACAATCTGAAAAGTAAACCAACTACAACTAATAATATAATAATGGTGATTATGTTCAATGTAATACTCAACATACTTATATTTATATAACAAAATTAATTAATTTAATATTTATTGTTCGGTGGTATCATTTTCCTTATTATCTGACGTAACTTCCTCTTCTTCACCATCGTCAGTCTTTTCTGTCACCTGAGCTTCAACCGAATTTTCAACTTGTGTTTCTTTAGCTTCCTTTTCGATGGCTAACTGTTCAGCATCATACTTTTGCATAGCCTCGACTGATTCAAATTCCCGTTCCTTAGCCTGTTTCTCCAATTTTTCCCTATCCATCTTTTCCTTCTCCTCAAGTTCCTTCAATATCTGTTCATCGTCATACTTTTCCATATCTTCAACCGATTCAAACCCGCGTTCCTTAGCCTGTTTTTCCTTAGCCTCCTTAGCCTCCTTTTCTCTTTGTTCATTTCTATCCTTAATTTCTTGTGCAACAATCGCATCCGCCTCCTTTACAAGTTCTTCCATATCAACGTCTGGTTTTTCCTTTTGAAGACGTTCGAGAACTTCAGATGGGTGACTGATCGGAGCCTCGTCTGGTTTCGTATAAAATTTAGAGTTCTCATCACCAGACTTGAAGTACGTATCGGAACCAGGTGCCTTAACAGCCGCCATATCACGCTTACGTTCAGCAAACATAGCCGCGGCTTGTGCTTGATTTTCTCTATACCCTTGCATGAGTTCCTCGAGCTTATTATCCGCATAATGCGCATCCTCAATTTGAACCGGGTCAGGTGGAATCAAGAGCCATTTATACATATCAACAACGTAAATATCAAAGGTTGAATCTTCTTTTTGAAGACGTTTAGCGTGAGACGCTGCTTCATCACGTGAGTTAAATGCGCCCCTAATTTTAATTCCAAACTTATCGTTTTTTTGTGGTGCTTCTGGTCCAACTATAGAAAGGCAAGCAAAAAGTTGTCCTGGTACGGTCGTGTAATCTTGTTCGAGTGACATATTTATATATGTTATAAACTAGTTTAAAAACTTTAAGCCTATTTTTTACAATAATAATGTATTGGAAAAACCAACCTGTAAAAAAAGATGAAAACGATTGTATTGAAGGCGAAATAGATTCATCCGATAACCTTAAACTCGAAAAGAACGTTTTACCAGATGGTTACGAGTGGGATTCGTGTTATTTAGAAGAATTGTGTATGTTTATTAAAAAGTATTACATAAGAAATTCACTTTACGCGTTCGATTACCCACTCGAATTGATAAGATTGGCAATAGATGAAAAATTCGTTATATCTATACGCAATTCCGAAACCAAAATCATGCACGGATGTATTACGGGTGTTCCATCCATGGTAAACGTAAACGGAACTTCACTAAAAATGATCCAAATAAATTTTTTATGTGTAGATAACGATTTGAGATCAAAAGGATTTGCACCTTTACTCATAAACGAAATATCGCGTCGTGCTCGAGAATATAACATAAGACAGGCTGTATATACCATATGTAAACGCGTATCTCAACCATTGACAGAGGTACGGTGTTGGCACAGACTCATAAATGTAAAAAAATTGTATAAGGTAGGGTTTTCATCAGATTCAAGAGAACGAGCTCACAAACTATTGGGTAATAGTTATTTAAGAGACATGACGAGAAAAGATATCCCGCGCGTTACACAAATGTTACAAAAACATCTTCGTAAGTTTAAATTATACATCGAAATCGATAAAGAATACGTTGAAAAATGGCTATTACCACGTAAAGATGTTATGTATTCCTATATAAGCGATACTACCGATCAGTTTCTTTCTTTTTATAGTATACCTTACGTACACTTAGAATCTGGGAGTGTAATAAAACAGGCGTACACGTTTTATAACGTAGGAAACTGTTTGAAAGATGCGATAATAATGGCACGTAATCGAGGTTTCGATGTATACAACTGTACAGACATAGGTGTAGACGAAGAAGAACTCGTTAAACATAAATTTGTGAAAGGTACGGGTACGAACAATTATTACTTATATAATTGGAATATCGATGAAAAAATAACACCCAAAGATATCGGATTCACATTAGTTTAAGGTTTCCATTTAAGGAACGATGGTAAAGCAACTAAACACCCGAGTAATATAATTGTGTCGATGAAAAACACTCTATTTTTAATTTCGGGACACCAGTTCTTATACTTGACGATTTGTTCCGAATCTTGAGGTTTTATCCAATGGTAAAACATCGCGAGGTACGTTGGTCCGAGGTTACGTTTACACGTGTACCAGTGGTCATAATAGGCGAGCGCTATGTACGGAAAATATAAGAGTCCTAAAAGGACCCACTTGTTTCTATGAGGTAAAAACCAGTACCCACCTGATAACGCTAACGTAAGCACTATACACTTCCAGTTT